GCTTCTCCTTCTTGAGACGCTCGAGAACCTCTGCGGGGTGAGAGACGGGAGCCTCATCGGGCTTGGTGTAGAACCTTGAATTCTCATCACCGGGGGTGTAGTGATTGGTACCGGCGGTCATCGCCGCCTTGCGCTCCTGGAACATGCGAGCAGCCTGAGCCTGGTTCTCCTTGTAACCAGTCATGATCTCCTCGAGCTTCTCGTTGGTGTAATGCACATCCCCAATCTTGAGAGGATCGGGAGGAATGAGAAGCCACTTGTACATGTCGACGACGTAGATGTCGAAGGTGGGATCCTCCTTCTGGAGGCGCTTGGCGTGGTTGGCGGCCTCGTCGCGGGTCGCAAAAGCACCGCGAATCTTGATACCAAACTTGTCATTTTTTTGAGGCGCTTCAGGTCCAACGACAGAGAGGCATGCAAAAACCTGCCCGGGAACGGTAGTATAATCCTGCTCGAGAGACATTATATCTTTGTAAGGATTCAAAACTTTAAGCTCCCTAAGTAACAGTGTTAAAAGATTGAATCATTATGAACATATGGAAGAGATTCGGAAGAATCACAACGAGGCAAAGAGATTGTTGATCCAGTCGGTGGCACATAAAGGACAACACATCCTCGATGTCGGTTGTGGGTTCGGCGGAGATCTTCAAAAATGGGCTAAATGTGGGGTCAACATAAACATGTGTGACCCAGAGCCGAGTGCACTAGAAGAGGCGAAGTCGAGAGCTAAAAACATGCACATACGTGTAAACTTTTACGAAGGAGACATTCACAACTGTCCAAACAGAAAGTTTGATATTGTATGTTTCAATTTTTCACTTCATTACATCTTTGCCTCGAAGACACTTTTCATGAGTTCCATCAGAGAGATCAAGAAGCGTATGAAGCCCGGTGGTCACTTGATCGGTATCATTCCAGACTCTGAAAAAATCATTTTCAAAACACCCTTACACGATGAGATGGGGAACTTTTTCAAATTGAAAGATCATGGAAATGGTGGATTTGGAGAAAAGTTATTTGTGCACTTGACGGATACACCGTACTACGCAGATGGAGCAAAAGCGGAGCCAGTTGCGTACAAGGATCACCTGGTGACACACTTGGAGGATTTGGGATTTAGTTTACAACTTTGGGAGGGACTTTCAGGAAATCCAATCTCAGAATTGTATAGTAAATTTATCTTTGTATATAACAGATGATTGCATTCTTGGTACTCTTCATCGTGAATTTGTGGATACTTTACGCAACCCAAGAACATCCAAAGTTGGTCGAAGTCAAGGAAAAGTATCGTATTCTCAGAGAACACTTGGATGAGACGGGACATGAAAAGTTTCAAATGTTAGTTCGCTGCATCCCAATCACCGGTATAATGCGTATGAATGGCGGTGTGGGATACAACACGAACAAAGGTGGGGAAATCGCTGTGTGCCTGGATGGAAACCCCAATGAGATCTTCCACGTCCTCATACACGAGTTAGCTCATTGCACCGTGGATGAATATGAACACTCTCAAAGATTTTGGAACAATTACATAGAACTTCGGGACATGTGTGTCGATCTCGGCATCTATGAGAAGATTCCAAACAAGACTGAATTCTGTGGGGAGCACATCCAGGATAAATAATCTGTGCATCTATCAAATGAAGACACCAGTGAGTGTTCTACTCCTTGCGATTGCGTACTGGGTAGTCATCTATGCCATGTCCATCGTACCAAACCTCTCCAACAACTATTACGTGAACATCGTGTGGATGACCCTGATCATTCCCAACATGCTCCGTCTGATGGTCGGAAGCATTCCTCGCCTAGCGGTGGATCGCGTGTTTTTCTTAGCTTCCACTGTCATGGCCTTCGTACTCACGTATCTACTGAACATGGCGTTCAAGGATACCAAGGAGGCTATCGAGGATCCCGCCGCTGACAAAAGCAAGAAACTTAAGATGAGTGCCTTGCTCGTGGGGACATTCACAGCGGGTGCCCTTATTGTATATTTTACGGGTATAGATACCTCTATCTACAGCAATATGGGATGGGAAACGCCAGTCAATCAAGGCTTGACGATGTAATCCTTCGCGATGTAGAAAACAATGGCCGCCACAGCACCAGTGGCGGCAAGACCAACCATGCTTCTACCCCCCTGCTCGTTAAGGAACTTGGGGATAGAGGTCGCAAGACGGTCCTGAACAGGCTTGCTCACGGCGACAGCAGTGCACGCCGCAACGACGAGGGCGGTAAGCTGCTCATCGGTGAGGTTGAGGGGGTTCTTCTTCTCGGGCTGGGGAGCCTGGGGAGTGGCATAAGCACCCTGAGGTTGGGGAGCGGTCATCTGGGGCATCATGCCCTGCATCTTGGGCTCGTCCATCATCATAGGGGGCTCCATCATAATATCATTAATGGGTGTAGAATCCATCGTCGTCGTCTCTTTACTTTCACTCATATTTTTTTCAGGTATAAAAGCCACAGAAGGATTATCGTTGAGGGGGACCATTCCCTCACCGTCGTCAGCCAAATTCATGGTGTTTACTCGATCGGACGCCATTTAATATAGTCATATGTTTTTGACGTCCACTTGCGACGCAACTATTTCGTCTTTGTGATTTTGAGATTTGTCTTTTTCGTCGCTTTCTTGGCGTCGTCTTCTTTCTGCTGAAGATGTTTGGGATTGTACATCTTTTTATGAAGTCTCCATAGGTCTGGACTTCCAACCCTGAAGTTTTTTCTGATGGTCGCCTTGTACCAAAACACACAATCCTGTATCTTGTTAGATTTCACCGTGTTGTCTAACACGAGACACTCGTAGTTTTCCGTGCACGCATCCATCACCTTACAGAACATGTCGAAGCTTGGAAAAATTCCAAAGAATGATTTGTAGAGTTTCTCCCGATTTTGTATGATATTCTCCCTGAGTATGAACACATAATCCACGTTCGCTCGAAGTGCTGGGGGTAAGTCCATCACGTATTGCATCGTCAACATAAAGAATATCTTCCAATGCCTCCCATTCATAAAGCACTGCCGAATACACGTGTCCTTAAGAAACTTCGAGTCATACATACAGTCGTCTAGAAGCATGAATGCTCCGCAGTTTGTCTTTCCGTTCCCCACCAACTTTCGTTGTCTCGACATCACCCTCTCTATCGCATCTCTATCGTAGTCACCATAGATGAAGAGATCAGGAATGAACTCGGAATAAAAATGGTTCCCCTCTTCAGTTCCAGAAAGCACGATCCCTGCTGGAAGGTGTCTCTTATGGAACATGATGTCTTTCACAAGGGTTGATTTACCTGTATTACGTTTCCCGATGAACACACAAACCCTATCATCACTAATCGTCTCTGGTTTGAATTTTCTCAACTGGAGGTTCATTCTACAGTAGTGTATCGTTTTAATTAGCAAAATTTTACTCATATACAGTAGGAATGGCTGGCCGTCTGAGGCTCGCCGCCACCGGAGTCCAAGATGAATGGCTCACAGGTGAACCACAATTTTCATACTTCCTGATGAATTTCAAAAGACACACAAAGTTTGCGTTCGATTTTGTGGAGAGTCAGTTCGATGGTGAAGTCAACTTTGGTAAGGACATATCTTGTAGAATTCCCGGAGACAAGGGTGATCTCATTCGGAACATGACTTTAAAGATAACCTTGACAGACCCCAAACCTGACGATGGTGGGGAAAATGACATGGTTTGGACACCCTCTGTCATCACACATCTTATTGAATATGCAGACCTCGTAATAGGTGGACAGCCCATACAGAGACTCACAGGCGAATACATCTACATACATCAACAACTTCACAACACGGATGATGATATTGAGCAGACCCTTTATTTCCTGAATGGTCACGGAAACTATCTGAGTTATGCGGATCGATACACCTATTTCCTAGATCTTCCCTTTTACTTTTATAGGAATTCTTCACTCGCCATACCCACATGTGCCCTGACGAAACAACAGGTCGAAGTGAGGATTAAATTGAGGCCACTCAATGAACTCGTGAGGAACATCGGCGCATCGGATGCAGAGGGTATATCCGACGTGACAGCTTCGATTGTGAAATTTTCTTTAGATACAGAGTTTGCATACGTCACTCCAGAGGAGAGGGGATACTTGATGTCCAGACCTCTCGATTATGTCATCACACAGGTGCAGTTGGCCAAATTCAAGATGAAAGCTGGTGAAACCAAAAAGTCTGTGATGCTCAATTTTCAGCATCCAGTGAAGGAGATGTTCTTCCTCTCACAAAATATCGCGACCGGAAATGTACCCCATTACTATAACACCATAGTTAATGCAGAACTTCGTTTCAATAATGAGATCGTTTTCAATCGAGACGAAAGGTTCCTCGTCTATGAACAAGCTCTCAAATATCATGTAAATTCTCCATCCAGCGAAACTTCGACAACACTGAATAGTGTGAGTGCTGCACGAGGTCCGGCTAAGTTTGGTATGTACTCATTTTCACTGAAACCGGAGATGCCATATCCCACTGGTCAGGTCAATATGAGTCGTATCTCCCATAAACTTTTTACACTCGAAATTAATCCAATCAATGACCTATACGAAAACGATACACGAGTGTACGCAATCAACTATAACGTGTTAAGGATTGAGAGTGGTTTAGCAGGATTAAAATTTTAGGTGAATATAATAGTAATGGCTGGACAAGTCCAACTCTTGGCTTCTGGACCCCAAGAGAGGTTCTTCACGCTAGATCCAGACTACAGTCATTTTGTGGAAAGTTTCAAAAAACATTCCAACTTTTCTTCGGAGTATGTCGACATAAAACCAGAAAACAATGATGCAGATTTTGGCAAGATTGTTCGATTCAAGATTCCCCAAAATCAAGGTGATCTTCTGAAGACATTGAGTGTGAAGATGACACTTCCGGAGATCATAGTGACTGCTACGACTATGTATATCGAATCGGTTGCACACGCACTCATAGAACATGTCGATCTTATCATCGGTGGTGAAGTCGTTCAGAGATTGACAAGTGACTATCTCCAGATTTATTCAGAGCAAAATGTCACTCAGACAAAACAGAAGGCACTCGAACAATTGGTAGGTAAATATCCTCTTCAGACATCTGACCGACTTGTGGGTGAAGTTAGTGGTAATGCTGGTATCGTAATAAATGATACTCTCGGTTTGGATAGTGAAGAAAAATTCTTTGTCGATCTACCATTTTATTTCCATGGACATCCAGAACTTGCATTACCCCTATGTGCCATAAAAAAACAAGAAATTGAATTAGAGTTCAAACTTAGAAAAGCTGAAGATTTGGTGATCAAAGGTGACGGATCGTATAAAAATTTGGAGGAGACTCTGAAACTAAAAGAGTTTGAACTTTGCGCTGAAGTTGTTTTCTTGGACTGTGTAGAGCGCATCAAGATTGAGAATACCCCAATTGACTATTTGATTACGCAACTTCAACAAGATGTTTTTGATGTTGGTGTGGGTGTCAATGAAGGTAAGTTCAAGTTGGATTTTACCAATCCAGTGAAAGAGTTGTACTTTGTCATTCAGAGACAGGGTAGTAATGTGAATGCGGGTTCGTATAGTGCTACTCCAACCATAGCAAATGAAAATTATCAGGGAAACTTTGTCACCATATTCGATTATGACAATACTTCGAATGTTCAGGATGGTAAGTTCATACTCTATGAAAACCTTGACTACCTCACTCTCAGACTAGATGACCAAGATATCATCACACGAGATACAGGAAATCCAATTTTCCTTAAGGCTATCCAGGCAGCCATTCACCATTCGAAGACACAGTTAATCAGGCGATTTTACTCATATAGTTTTGCTCTTCAGCCCGAAGAGTGGTATCCCACAGGACACATAAACTTCAGTCTCATAAAAGATCAGATACTAAACCTAAGTCTCACGTCTTGTCCAGATTTTAGAAGACAAATTCGGGTCTACGCTTTGAGCTACAACATTCTTCGTGTTGGTGAGGGAACTGCCCAAACTCTTTTTGATACCAGACATTAAAGATGAACATGCAAACTGGATTTGGTGATGTAGGGAACAATATGGCTGAACAGTATATCGAAATGATGACTAACATATTAGTTCCTGTTTTTGAAAAGAGTGCTAAACTCGCGGTCGAATATTCAAAAGCTTGTGGAAGAGATACTCTACTTCCAGAAGACATGGAATATGCGATGAAATACTGCGCGATGTACAAAGTCGGTGAAGATATTGGCTCCATCTTCCCAGACCTTTACGACGAAGTTGGGGAGGAAGAGGAAGAGGAAGACATGCCCACCATCGACCCCGAAGACTGTCCACCTTTCGAGAGATACACAGGCGCAGACCCCGTCTTCTTACAAATGAATGAAGCCTACGACCGTTGGGACTCTTGGGTTCCCCAGAGCCCGACAGAAGAGATGTTAAAAAATGCTATTAATAGTAATGAGCACCTCAGAGCCTGAGGCGTGGTCTTTTTCGAACACTAAATTCAAAATATATGATTCTGGGACCAGCTCTAG